TCTATGACAATGGTGTAGGTGGTTTTGTTGACGCAACAGCAGGAACTATTGACTATGTATCTGGCGCAACCTCTGTGACTTTCGTAAATGCGATTCCAGCAGGCGAACCTATATATGCTCAAGTTATACCTTATGCTGCATCGAGACCAACTTCGATACTATTTTTCCAAGACAAATTTACTCTTAGACCTGTTCCAGATGGAGCGTATGTTATCCAACTTAAAGCCTATAGGACACCAACGTCATTAGCAGCTGGTGGAACATCACCAGAGCTTGATGAATGGTGGCAATTACTAGCTTATGGTGCAGCTCTGAAGATATTTACCGACTACGGTGATTTCGATCAGTATCAAGCGTATAGATTTGTGTATGAGGAGCAATTAATCCTTATGCATAGAAGAACCGTAAAACAATATTCTAACCAAAGAGCGACTACCATGTTTGCGCCTGGAGCTCAGAATGGCCCGCACTCTAATTATTGGCCCACAACTTAAGGAGACATCATGACTTGGAGTCAAGCACATCCACCAGGAACAACTTCCGTAGCATCTACTAAGACTCAATTTCAACAGAATAACTTGTATATTCAGAATACGATGCAAGTTGACCATATGTTTGCTGATGCAGCCCCTGCCAATGATGGACATCACAATGTAGTACAGATGCCAGATCAAGTAGGCGACCCTGTTTTAGCATTGGATTCTGCAGTTTATACCAAAGCAGGTGTAGGCGGAGAGGCAGTACCGTATTTTAGAAACTCTGCAGCTGTTTTCAAAATACCTGTAGGCATTGCAGCAGGAGTATTTGCTTGCGCCGGAGTAACAAATACATATAATTTTGATGGTCTTCCTCAAATGAAGGGGATTATCTACGGCTATAATACAGCATCACTTCAAAGAGCATTATTTACTTCATTTGTATGGTCTGGAGCTGTTTTACGATGTAACTTTGTAAGTGGGAATGAAGGACAATTAGTCTCTGATACCGACGATCACCTTCTTTATTTTCTTTCTCCAGGTGGAACTTTTCTTCAAGTTGTAACTGATGGAGCAGCGATTAACGTTGATATAACAATAATGGGATTACTATCGTGAGTTATTCTCCAATAACTTTACCTGGGTTTGGTTCTGGATTAATTACTAATATAGACGATACTCTTATACCAAACGATGCCCAGGCATCTTTAATAAATGCGTATGCTTGGAGAAAAAGACTTCTAAAAAAAGGTGGCTACACACTATTTGGTAGATTAGGAAATAGAGAAGACGATGTTGCTGCCGCTGGTGGAACACTGTCTTATTTTCCAATAGAACCAGGAAGTTTAATATATGTTGAAGGCGCTAATACTCATGTCGATACTCCTACTAGTGCTGCTGCTGGTACTATCGCAGGCGGAACGATAACCTATGCAACTGGCGTATACGCCGGCCTTCCTAACCCTGGTGTAATGTCATACATTGTTCAAGTAGACGACTTTAGTCCTGCTATGGGTATTTCTGAGAGAGAACTTCGAACAATAAATGAAGAAGAATGCATCGCCTTTGATAGGAAAATGGCATATTCTCATAATGGCGACGAATTTGATCATCTTAAGTTTTATAACGGTGACGTCAATACTGTTGAGTGGACAGGTGAAGACTATGATTTCTTCCATACTACCAATTACTATGGAGCCTTTTGGGCAACTAATGGAGTTCCTGGCCTCAACGGTTATGTTATAACACTCATAACAGCTGCCGCATCGGCAGTAATTACAATCGGTGCTCATGACTTCCAAAACGGAGATGTAACATATATATCTGGCGTTGTCGGTATGATTGAAATAAACGGGCTGTCGGGTACTGTAACAGCAATCGCTGCTAACACAATTACGGTAGATATAAATTCAGCAGCATTCACTCCTTATGCATCTGCAGGTTTTGCTCAATCATTAACACACTCGACTGCGGCTTCTGGAGATGGAATTCGATGGTATGCCGGTAGTGGGTGGGTAAACTTCGCCCCATCTCTCTCGTCAGCCTCGGCGACTCCTTATCTGCAGGGGGCGAAGTTTATTTTGCCATTTAAAGACAGGCTTCTTTGTTTGAATACATGGGAGGGAACAACCTATGCTAATAGACGTAATTATTATAATAGAATTCGTTGGTGTGGCGCTCTTGCTACTCCTTATTATTCGACTCCTGTTCCTACTGGCTATAGTTCATCTATTGGAACGTGGTATCAAGAACCTGGTGGGGGAGGATATCTCGACGCCCCAACAGAAGAAAAGATCCTCGGAGTGGAGTATCTTAAAGACTATCTTCTAATTCTTTTCGAAAAATCAGCCTATGTACTTACATATACTGGTAACAGAAACCTACCATTCCAATTTCAAAAGATAAATACAGATTTTGGATGTGAATCTCCAGATTCAGTGATTTCTTTTGATGATAATGTTCTAGCTGTAGGAAGTCGTGGTATATATGAATTCTCAACATCTGGTGCATCCAGAATTGATGAGAAAATACCTGACACATCTTTTGAAATGCAGAATAATCTTGATGGTGTTAAGCGAGTTCACGGAATAAGAAACTTCTTTCCTGAAGTTGTCTTCTGGACATATAGGAGCCTAAATACAGTTATTCAAGGTAAATTCCCCAACAAGGTTCTAGTGTACAACTATGAATCGGATGCTTGGGCTATTTTCGCCAATTCTTTCACTTGTTTTGGTAATCACATTACTACTACGGATGCTATTTGGGACGATGTTGCTGTTATCTGGGATGACTACGACGTCATTTGGGACGACGCAAGGACTCAGTCAAATAACCCAACAACATTAGCAGGAAACCAACAAGGGTATGTTTTTGCTCTTGATTTAGTTGGTGTAAACAGCATCAATGGTAATAGTATTTCTCTCAGCATTGAGGGTATGACAGTAGGTGGTATTCCTTCTGTATTTACATCACAAAACCATAATCTCGAGCCTGGCAACTTCATCATTATAACGGATGTATATGGAACAGCCGTTGCAACTGCTTTGAATAACAATATATACAAGGTTTCTACTTCAAATTATACCGAAGATACCTTTGCGCTGCAGGATGACAATGATGCTCTCATAACTATAGCAAGCGGATACTATAGTGGTGGTAAGATAACTCCTCTTGATAATTTTGAAATTGTTTCTAAATCTTTTAATCCAGCTCTAGAAACTGGTGGGAAAGTTCGTTATGGAATGGTCGATATATTGGCTAATAATGACGACGATTCTATTATTTCTGTGGAAACATATGTAGACAAACAAGCCTATCCATCTTCTAGTCCAACATCTATACAGAATGTGACTATTGAGTCTTCTTCAAAAAAGCAGACTTGGTATAGAACATTTCCTCAGGCAATAGGACAGTTTGTACAGATAAGAATTAGCCATCCAGATTCATTCATGTTCTCAAAGACAGGAACATATGCTGAAGCTAGAACCGGGGTAGATTTGATATTAATGCAAATATGGTTTTCAAAAGCAGGGAGAAATATTCGTTGAGAAATAGGGTTCTATCTAGAAGAACGAAATGTTTTGTCGAATTTATGGAATTCGTTGATGCAAGAGGTGAGTGTGTCGAAACATTAGAAAGAAAATTCGGAATACGAGACCCCCTAGACAATGAATTTGTTTTTATAGTGAATATCGAAGGCGAAAGAAAAGTTATTTCTGAGAGGGAAATTAAAAGAATGCTTTATTATTGGAAATCAGCAGGGATAATTTACGCATGAGCTCTCCTGAATCAGAATTGCCACTACTTCCAACATCTGTAATCCTATCAAAAGATTCAGAGGATCAGAGATATGAAATAGAAAGTACCTACATGCGTATAGCAACAAACGTAAATGCTAGAGAAGTTGCTCTGTACGACTTAGTGGAAAACCAAACTGGTCAGCAATGGTTTATTGATGGAGATATTACAAATAAACGATTCGGGTATAGAAAATGCTTTACAGGGACATTAGCGGGAGTTTCCATAACAATTGCACACGGTATTACAGATATCGCAGAATGCCGAATAACAAGCATATATGGCACGTTACAAGATTCACCATTCACGGTTGCATATCCCATCCCTTTAGGGGGAGCCGCACCAATAAATCTATCGATAGGAGCTGCTAATATAACAATAGGAGACCCCGGTGGTGCATATGTTGGCTATATTGCATACATAATCGTTGAGTATGTTCGCGATAGATAGGATTTGATTTTCTTCATTGCCAAATTAGATTCCTCCCATTAACATATAAGCACTAGATTTTCTTTCGTTTTGAATTAGGGTTTTACTATGTCTCAAGCAGTTTACGTTGATAATACGCTATATGATATCTTTGAGTCTGTTTTCTCTGGAATAAATTCAGCAACAGATTCAAATTCAAAAGAATATAAAAAATTCTCTGCAGTACTAGAACATAACATTTTAATGGACATGATGGAAAACAACAGGATGGCTGATCCGTTGTATGACACGTTCATGACAGATGGACTTCTAGATGAAGGATTTTTTAAATATCTCAAATCAGATCATATTTATGAATTTTCGATGGATCATGAAAATGGACCCAATTTCACCTTTTTGTTTGAAGCGTACAAAGAGTACGTAACACCAGGAAGAGTGTAATGGGATTTCCAAGATTAAAGAATCTGCCATGTAAGAAATCTAAGACAGTATCTCTTAGACTACATCCAGATATATATGTCTCTTTAAAAGAAGAGTCTGAGAAATTGACACTAGATCGTGGTGTCAAAGTAACGATCGGAGATCTTATTAGAGATCTCATCAAGGGAAATCATTTAGTAGTAAAAAATAGCGAAGCACAAGATTATAGTCCTGGTGCGTCACACCAGACTGTACAGCAGTTACTGCTGCCTTTTGCTTAGTGTTTAGTGCTCCGCTATTTTTTTTTTATTGATTCCTGTATTCAGGAACCTTATTTCTTTTCAAAACATCGTAGTCATGAGTGGCTACTGCTTTTTGGTGAGCATCATAATCAATGACTTTGTCTACTCCACCTTTCTCAAGATATCCAGCATCTGTGATAGTTGAGTCGTTTGTTTTCTTTCCAGTCCCTTTTCCACTGTAGGGTCCGATTTTCTTATATGCCATAATGTGTTCTCCTATTCTGGCTGTTTATCAATTCATTTATTTATTTGGAAGCTTTTTCTTTTTACGCTTCCGTAATTCCTTCGAAAGCTCCTGGTCCTCCTTGATCTCTCCCTTGAGGGATTTGCGCTGCTTCTTGAAGCTCTTCACGTCCTCCTGTAGGTGTTTCAAGACCTGGGATTTGAGGGATTGCTTGCATATCTTCTTTTTCATTTTTGGCCTCTCCGCGTTGTCCTTCTTGCAACATTTTTATAATTTCGATGGCTTTCATCATTTGATTTAGGTCTATTTCGGAAAGCTCTTTTGCGGCTTTAATTCTATCTAGTGTTGCTGAATCTCTTTCGCCTTGAGCTCTTGCAATACGCTCTACACTTAACGCTTTATCTAGATGAAGTTTATTCAACCGTTCTGCAGCCAGTGCTCTATCAGATTGCGACTTAGCCATTAGAGTGTCAGAAATAACTTCCTGTGAATGCAGTTGTTGCTGCTGTTGAGCTTGTTGCATTTGAGCCGCTTGCTGTTCTTCTGCTTCTATCGCATCTATGAGATCTTGTTTATTTTGTAGTGTTGCAGCTTCAATTAGAACTTTAGGAGGTATAGGTATTCCTATCTCTCTTAAATGAATTAGCTGTGCAAACTGCATCTGTTTCTGCGTTGTAGTCAACATGCCTTCTTCAACTTGACAGTCGTATTTTCCAAATGCTTTATCATTAAATCTTTGGCTAGCTTCTTTCCCTAAAATACGCTTTATTTTCCCAGGAGTAAAGTTTGCTTGTATCATGTCTACCATGATTCCGCCTAAGTCCTTCATTGACTCATCAAGTTGGTCATACAAGGTCTGCAGTGTTGTTAGTCCAGCACCTTGTCTCAACATTGATAGAATTCCAGCCTTGTCATCTTCAGCCATTCCGAGTAGCTCGTCTGAAACTCCAGAGATTTCCTGGATTTCTTGAGACATCGTTTGAGCTAGCATCATCCCAGACTGATCTACGTTAGGAGGTGGTATTGTCTCAACATCCTGCATTTGAGCTGTTTTCTTAAGAACAAGCACCCTTCCATTTCCTGTCATGAATGCATCTTTAAGATCTACAAGAGCATCTTCTTTTACTTTTAGACCAGAGTTAATCTGAGCATCATGAGTATCAAGAATAGTTCTTTGCATGTGATTGAATACAAACTGAGAATCCCGTAGACCACGAACGACGCCTTGGATTTTCCACCAGAAATAAGGTATCTGTGGTTCGAAATATCCATATAGCCCTATAAAAGGATATTTATCTGTCCCCCAAGGATTTGGTCCGTGGTACATGAGGTTGCCATTTAGAAGTATTGCTAACTTCGTTGTTGGCTTTTGGGATTCCATTAATGTTATGTGGCCGTTGAGCTTAAGGAAAATATCGAGGTCTTCGTCTTCACCGCCCCATTCGACACACTCACCAGTTTCTTCATCATGAAGGAACTTTGCTTTTCTAGAGTCTTGATACCAGTACCAATCTAACGGGGCTAACCCACGCTGAGAAAAACTAAAGTTCTGTTGTAGGAATGTAAATTTATTATCTCTATTGCTAGAGAAGCTCATATTCTCTATATCGCTTTCTCTTCCTGGCAATAAAATTGCCGCCTGATTTTTGCTTACGAATTTTCTTGTCCAAATATAATCAGCATCACTAAGGTTTCTTTGCTTGAAGTTTGGATCTATCATGAACCCGTTATAATCGAGTTTATCTATCTTGATATCTCCAGATATTGGGTCTTCTCGATAGTCAATCCATGGGCATAATAATGACATACCCGTAGTAACTGCACTTTCGAAAGCATCACTGATAACGTTGTATCCATTACTTGAATTCATCGCCCACTGCAAAACACCGGATAGTTGATCTGCAGTTTCTTGGTCTTGGTTTTCTTGAGGTATTATTGAAAGAGTCTTTCGATTCTTACGCTGATTACCGCAAATCATATTTACGACTCTGCGGATACGATTAAAGTTGAACTGTTTATTCTGATATGTAGGATTTGCACCATATAGCTCTGACCAAAGAGATTGATCGCCTGCTTTGAATCTTAAGTCAATATCTGCCTGGACCCAATACTGTTGCTGGAGATAGATATCTTGCTCATATCGCTTATTTATATCTCTAACGATGTCAGTGTCGTTTCCGTCTGTGTAATATTTTGAGTCTAATTTCATTAGTTCTCCTAGTATTACACCATCGTAACTACAATGCAGAAGGGCGTGCTAAAAGAAATATGTTATATGGGAATGAAAAAAGCGCTTGTTTAGGGCGCTTACTAATAAAGAATCATATCAAAAAATCTTGAACATCCCCACGTTAAGCTAGAGATTGATTTTATGTCAATTACAACAACCTGTTTAAGACAAATCCAATAACACGTTTTGTAAACTTCAAATTTTAACTGGTGGGAAACATAATATATCTTATTGACTGCAGGGGGGGTACCCTATAATTCATAAGATAAAGAAAGTATTTTAAAAGGGAAATTTAGAATTTACGCTTGGCCCTTTCCATTAAAAAACACTTTTTGCTATAGGGCATAAAAAACAAATAATGGGGGTTAATATGTACACGGTAAAAGTTTCTGAAGCAAAGAGATATGGAAAAACAAGATATATGCCAATGTGCGATCTATCTAAGATAATCACTCAAATGATGATCAAAGAAAGTTTCTCTCAAATAGATCTTGAAGCGTTGGATGAGGTTGGAGTGGGTGTTATTTTTTGTGCGGCTGAGGCGGCTGAGTAGGTTCTTGCATGTATAAATCAGTGACGTCTTCTTCCAATCCCCGTATCTCACATAAAAGAAAAGCAAGATGAGGATGAGAGAGATGGGGATGGCTTTTTATGCATTCCCAATATTTTCTGCATGAATCCATTCTGAGTTGAATCTGTTCGTCACTTTTTTTCTGCATAGCTATTGTTCCAGGTTATTACTCCCTTAATAGCCATTATAAAATATATTGTGAAGAGAAAACTTTGACAATAGAGACCAGCGCTTAGACTTTCCATTGCAAACCATGCATTAGTTGCAATCCAAAAGTAGAAACATGTAATTTTCCCTTTTATATGACAGAAATTCCCGTATAGCGCAGCAACCAACATTAATGCAGAAATAATATGTTTTTCCATGAGTGTATCCTTATACTTTGTCTACTTGAAGAGTTACAACGAAATCTGTCTGTCCATCATTGGCTTTCTTTGTAGCTTCTATTGTTTCTTCAAGCTCAGCCTTCTTGATTTCTCTTCCCTGTTTATCAACCGCATGATCAAAGAAATGCATGAACTTAGCTGCATGATTTGCATTAAGTTTATTCTTTAAAACACCATCATGTACTCTGTCTGCACATATTTGCTGGCATATAAAGAACGTTTCTTTGAATTTCTGGCTTACTTCTAACATGGGATATATAACAGACATATGTATGTTTTTAGACGTAAAGAAACGTCTAACGAAAAGCATGCCTTCGTCACCAACAATCGTTTTATGCATTTCATCAGCCAATTTATCTAATACTTCTTCTGTATACAATGGTTTCCTTCCCCTAGTTCCAGTCGGTCTCGTTAAATTTCGTTTAGCTGGCATACTTTCCTGTTTTGTAAAAAAAAGATCATTTCATAATACTAGTTTTTTGTATATTTGATAAAATGAAGCAATGATCTTACTAATTTCTTGAACATCCAGACGAAAGCGAAGATACGGACTATCTAACTGAACTATAGATTTTTATAGTAATAAAACTCAATTTATTTTTGACCTGTGCGTACTCCCAATGAACGTGGTCACCGGAATCCCTAGTGTTTCTTTTAATTTCTGGCCATATAACATCGGCAACAGCATCTCTCACTGGCTTAAATGCATAAATGAGATTGTCGCTATCCAGGGTTCTTGGTCCATTTCTTGTGAATTCAATTGTGAGTGGCTGTTCTAACTCCATTATCTTTTGCCTATAAGGAATTACTGCCCACTCAACATCATTACGAAGCTCTTTAAATTCTTTGTACTTCTTTACCCAGTGCATAGATAAATTTGCAAAACTAGGTAGATGCCGCGTCACTCGTATAACAATCATTATATTGCTTTATTAGATCCATTTTCTTAGTGTAATTATCTGAGATGCTGTTTTTATCATACTCGTTAATTCCAGCTATAGAAGAATGTCCAGTGATTTTCATAATTTCGTGGTCAGGTACATTGTTAGCTCTTAGATAGGTAACGCAACTAGTTCTAAACATATGTGTTGTTATCTTCATTCCAAGCTTAGTTCCTACAACATTAAGTGTTTTCCTGACAGCACTATAAGAGATCCTGTGTCCATGAGAATTAATAAACACTAACCCATTCTTTCTCCCTAGTAAGAGATCCTTTAACTTTCTCATTATGTGAGATGGATATGTGATAATCGTATATTTATTAAAAATCCTAGATTTTAGCAGGGTAAACGTCATCTCATTATTTGCGAAGTTTATATTTTCAATTTTAAGGTTGAGCACTTCGCTTATTCTCTTTCCGCCGTGCAATAGAAGACACACAATAACAAACTCTCTTCTGTAACCTAGTTCGTCCAAGGATCTTAATATGTCTGCCCATTGATCAGTCGTTAAAGCATTTGTCTTAACTTTATCACGAATTTTAGTGAAGGTACTTCTCCCACCCTGACTTTTCGCACGAGCAATTGGCACCAACCCATCTGTTAGATCATTAAGATATCTAGTGAAAGATATATAACAAGCAGCTCTAGCCTGAATGGTAGCTATTGAGTTTTGGAGCCTTCCTATCTTCTCCATATTAATACCATGGGACATCAAAGAGAATGCCTGCAAATTCATATCTGGATCTAAGATTCCGTATTTCGCAAATACGTTCATTGCATATGTGTAGTTAACGGCAGTGTTGTGAGTTAAACCCGATGTCCACATTTGCACCGCTTGAGAGACCTTTATCTTTTTAAGCTGTTCCCACATTGACTCTTGTTTCATAACTTTTGCCTGGTGATAAGATGAGACAACCAACGAAGTCATAGAAAATCCTTTGTCGAAAAAAGTAGAAAATAAATAGAAGTGTTACTATACTCGAACACATAAAAATACGCAACCTAAACACAGAGAACCTAATGCGCCACAAGAAGGACTTATGTTGTACCGATTTAAAGGCTTATGATATCCTCATTGAGCTACATAAGATGGTGCCACATGAAGACAGAGACTATTTCTCAAAATATCTGCAGGACGAAAGTAAATATCAAGGAGTCACCATAGATGAACTCGTTGTATCTGCATGGTTGGGGGGTGGCGCAGAATTTGTTAAGTCTTTTTATGCCTGGTACACGCATATTATAGACTCTAGAAAAGAATGATTAATTAAAGCCTAAGCAAGAGGACATACACATGAGAAATTCATCAGAATTCATGGCGAATGAACAAGAAGATAAATTCCTAGAATTAGCAAAAAGAATTGGTTATCTTAAAAACCATTCCAGAGAAGACACCATTCTTTTACTGATGACAGCAAAAGAGCTGAAGATTCCTCCAATGGCTGCATTAAATGGCGGTATAAACGTAATACATGGAAAAGTAGAGCTTCAGTCACATCTAAAGGCAAGTAAGATACGACAGGCAGGCCACTCTTTAACACTTACATATAGTGAAGACGAAAAAAAGTGTTTTGTCACTGGAAAAAGACGAGATACAGGTGATGAAATAACAGCATCATTTTCCATTGCAGAAGCGCAGCAAGCTGGACTTCTAGTTAACAACACATGGAAAAAATATCCAAAAGACATGTTATATGCTAGAGCATTAACCAGACTGTGTAACCAGCTATTTCCTGATGTCATTGGTGGAGTTACATATGATATTGGAACTTTTGCAAATGAGGCACCTCAAGAGAATCCCTTCAAAAAGATAGAAAATTTCGATTTCGAAGAAAGTTACGTAGAAGAAAATAGAGAAGCTTTTTCTCCTGAAGTTCCAGACCTGAAAGAAAACACTAGAAGAATTATATCTATAACTAATATGTTTGAGGGCGAGGTCGACACGTTTAATGAGTTTGTGAAAGAAAAAGCAGACGCTTCCGGAAAAACCTTG